GTATGGTCCAGACACGTATTGCATCACATCTCTACCTCCTCAGGTTCAGGCGCGGGCGGCGTTGGGAACAGGCGCTTGTAGTTCATTCGCAGGTCCCTATCAAACACCGCCACATAGGCTCGGGCGGCATCCCCGTCACCGGCAACATGCGTAGTGCCCTGCAGCTGAATGCCCTCATCGCGGTAATCGATGGTGACGCGAGTCGTGCCGTCCCCTTGCGAAATCAGCTCGTATGTCATGCCTCGAACACCTCCACGGTCACTGCCCCGGCCTCGCTGATAGCGTAGATGGGCACATCCGCAGTAGGATCCAGATCCAGCGTCAGCGTCGCCCCAGGGCCCACGCTGCGCCCTGTGGTATCTGTCACACCGGCAGGCCCTACGCGGATGGTCAGGGCGGAGTGCCGGTTGGCTATCTCCAGCCTGCTGCGCCCGGATTTGCGCGATGCGCCCGCAAATACTTCGGCTGCCGTTGCTGTCACGGTTTTTGCGCCGGTTGCAGGGGACGCGCCGATTCGAGCTTTACTCCCAGATAGTTGAACTGGCCAGGGTTGGGTACCGGCTGGACCTTGCTTGATTTGCCCCAAGTCTACAACCAAACCCTCGGCATTAATGGTAACGCCAGCCGACAACACCAGTTTGCCGTCCGCATCAACCATCACAGGCACTTCGGTTGTGCCGTGTTTCCCCTTGATAAGCACCGATGTTATATCCACCGGCACCTTGCCGTCATCTGTGACGCTCAGAAAGTTTCCCTTTGGAAGTCCTTGCACAGTCACGCTTGGCATGGGCTTCACCTCCCAGTTTTCTAAGCCGTTTGCTTTCGCGCTCCATGTCGATTGCGGCGAAACAGTAGACTGCCACATCGTCTGCGGAGCATCAAGAGCGGTCCACCCCATTGCCGCTCACCACCTGTCAAAAGAATGCGGAGGGGCATTGCGCCCCTCCTTGTGTTGGGTGGGTGTGGGAAAGGCGGGGCTAGATGCCCCACGCGATGAAACGAATGCTGCCAAGACCGGACAGGTTCTTGTTCGCGAAAACCTCGCGCTTCGAGGGGGTGAGCGTGAGCAGGTTCCAGGATCGCCCGACGCCTGTAACAGCGGCAGCCGTCGGATTATAGATCCTCACCTTCGCCTTGCCAGCCTCCGTCACCGATGCAGCAATCGGAACAAGTCCTGCTTCAAGGTCGATGGGCGGTTGCATCGCCAGGTAGTCGCCGACCTTGAACGCACCGTGTTCCACTACAATGTCCACCGCTCCTCCTGCGGGAACTTCGCCGGGAGTGATCGTCACGCTCGTGTCGCAGAGAATGTAGAACGCCTTGACTTTGCCCGTGCTGTGGTCGTACTCGAATGAGTATCCATCCTTGTTCTCGAAGAGCACGCCCATCAGTTTCCTGAAAAACGGCGTGGCCACCTTCAAGACGTGCCCGCCCGCTTCGTATGCGCTGGGGAACGTCATGCGTCCACTGATGGTTTTCATGTCCTGAATATACGAATACGCGGGGCACGTCCCGCCTCCTGGCGTATCGAACGCGACAGTCATGTTTGTCGCCATATATGCCTACCTCCTACTTCTTCGCGCCGCCCGACTTTGAGACGAACTTGCCTCCAGCTCTCGGCTGGGGTTCCGGTTGAGGAGTAACCGGGGTTGGTTCAGGGGCGACAACTTCATCTGCCTTGCCTTTCGTCTCGCTTGCGATTACGACGCGCCCTTTTATGAAGGACGGACTCCTCTCAATCCCCTCCTGCTCGTCCTCATCGCTCGTGGCGTAGGTCCCGTTGATGAACTGGGCAGCCTTGCCCTTCGGGCCGTACATCTGGGCGTAGAGCAGCGTAATGCGCAGGTTGGGGTGTTGTGAAACGTAAACCTTGTGACCCATTGGTCCTGCAAACCTCCATCAGAAGCGGGAGCATCCGCCAAGGACGCTCCCGCAGTCGTTTACTGTCGCCTACCCGGTGATCCCGTAGGCGTATGCGTGGGTCTTCTCCATCTCCACCTGAAGGCCGAACTCGGTCAGATACTCATCCATCCAGCCGTCAAGGTCGGGGTTGTGAATATCGACCCTGAGTTGCGTGTCGCGCCCTTTCAGCGGACGGTAGAAGATGTTCTCGATATCGAGCGCCAGCATCATGTCGGCATAGTCCAGTTCCAGAACCCTTGTGGGAGCCAGCAGGAACGTGCCGAAGAAGGTGTTGTACTTCTTCAGGCGCAGACCATACGCTTCATCGCCGGTCGCCGTCTCAATCTTGTTCGCAGCGAACTGGTTGATGATTGCGCCAACTTCGGGCGAGAAGCAGAGCAGCTTTGTGGGCGAAGACGCCGTGCTGGACCATGCCAGGCGCGCGAAGTCGTTCATTCCGGCCTCGGTGAGGATACCGTTTACGTCCATCACGTTAGTCTTGATGAACGAGAGAGCGCCGCCGGTCGCCCTCACGCCGCCGGTCGAACCGTCGTTCTTCTCGCCGTAGAGTAGAGCGCGTTCGATCTTGAGCATGTGCTCCAGCGACTTCTTCCTGCGCTGACGATTGCGCTCGTTCCCAGCCGTCTGGAGCCGGATGGCTTCCAATGTGCCGGACCCTTTGATGGTGGTCTTGGTGATCTGCGTAACGTTCTCGCGCATGGTCGGCTGGTCCATAATCGCGTCGGGTGCACCGGTCATCTCAGCGAACGCCCCGCCGAGGTTGTAGAGCCAGTCGTCTTTCTGTAAGGCCGCTATCGCCGTAGTTCCGAACGCACGGGTTACCTTGATGGTATCCGCGTCGGTAATCGCGGTGACTCTCATCACCTCACCGGTGCGTCCAACCTTCACGAGATCTGCGACATTGAAGATGGTCGCGTCGTTGACATCAATCGAGAGCGAGTCATCTCCGGCCACTTTGCTGTTGGCTACCTTCACCTGCGTCCTCATCCCGATAGGCTCGTCATCGTACCATTGGTACTTCCACGAAGTCACCGGGTCTTTCTTGGCCCGCTGGAGGATAACAGAAAAAGGAGCCGCCTCTTTGACGTACTCCCCAATCTGCTTCGAGACATCAATTACTTGTCTAGCTTCCGCTACATTAGCGGTGGTTACGCCATTTACGTATGCCATCTATGCGTCACTCCTGACTGTTACCCCCTTTTCCGGCGATCCAGACCGAATATCGCGTCTGCCATCGCCTCTTCGGGGGTTTTTGTTTTTTGCGGTACACGCACAGAACCGGCCATCCCAGCCGCCTGTTTGTTGGCGACCATTTGCTGGTTCTGCGCTTGAGACATGAACTTGTCGTACTTGGCTTGCTTGTACGCGAATTCGACCCCGCCCGGCATCTGAGCCAGACGCGGGTCTTGTTCGATGATGGTTTTGATGTCTTCGCGCAGGGAATCGAAGTCCGGGTGCTTCTGGCGCACCTCTGCGACCTCGGAGAACTTCTGCTGCTGGAGCGACTGCAGCTGGTTCTGTTGTAGAATCGGGCCAATGGTCTGACCCAGGAAGGCTCCGAGTTCTGGCAGTTTCTGCCTGTACAACTCCTCCGCTTTCTGAGCCGCAATCTCTTGCGCCTTGTGTTCGACAAGCTGGGCGACGGTGGCGACGGGATCGGCATACATTTCCGTCATCCACTCTTCTGCCGTCTTCTGCGGGATCGCCGGTTGCGGAGGTTGCGCCTGCTGCTGCGCTTGCTGCGCCGCAAGGACTTGCTGTTGGGCAAGCTGGAAACTGAGCGCTTGCAGGTATTGGTTATATTCCTCCACCTGCCGCCTATACTCCGCTGCCTCTTGCGAACGCTGAGTCATTGCAGATTGCGCTTCCTGATACGCTCTCTCCATCTCGTCTACGGTCCTGTACTTGCCAGCGTAGAGTTTCGGAGGTTGCGTATCGGTGCCGGTTGATTCCTGCGCTTCTCCCTCTGTCTGTGACGGGTATCCCTCTTGCTCGTCGGGGCCGTCGTCCGCCGCCTCAAGCTCGTGTCCGGTTTCTTCCGGGGAGTCGTCTACGGCGAACACATCATCGAAAATGCCAACTGTCATTCGCTATTCTCCTTTTGCTCTCGTTTTCTGCACGCAGGTGTTCACGTAGGACACAAGCTCGGAATGCGCCCGTATCTCCCCTTGGAGGAGGCGCACCTCTTCCAAACTCAATTTCGTGCCGCCTGTGAGCTGCGTGGATGCGGAGTCTATCTTCTTGGCGATGTGTTCGGCGAGAGTCTGCCAGCCTAGAGTCATCGCCAGTTCCGCAATCATGCGCTGTTTGCCCTCCGGCGTTAAGCCGAGGGTGTTTTGGGATGCTGCCATATTCACCTCATCCTCAGTCGGGATTAGAAGTCGGAAGCGATGTAGCGAGCCATCGCCTGTGGAGGAATGCCCTGCGGTAGAGCCATTGCCTGGGCTTCCTGCTCTGCCTGCTGCATAGCTTGCTGTTCTGCCATGGCTTGCTGTAGGAGTTCGGGGGGGATTTGCTGCCCTTGGCTTGCAGCCATCTGCGCCTGCTGCGCCATCTGCTGCTGTTGGGCCTGCATCTGCGCCTGCTGCTGCGCTTGAGCCATCATGAGCATCTGCTGATACTGCATCTGCATCTGCTCCTGCTGTATCTGTTCTTTGGTCTTCAGCGCAGTCGCCAACCCGCGAATCTCGAACGAATCGACCCACTGCTTCGTGAGTTCGTACACGTCCAGATACGGGTTCTGCGTCTGAATCGCGGTCATAACCAGTTGGGCCAATTGTTCTCTGCGAATGTCGCGGTTTGCGGCAGGGTCGATGGAAGAACCTGCGGGAACGTAGTCCCATTCGCCGATAACCGAGTCGGGGGCAATCTCTGCCCACTGTTCAGCTCCGTCGGGGCCGTATTGACGCGCCACCTTGGTCTTGTCGATGAACTGCTGATTATTGCAGTCCATCAGGTAGGCAAGTCGCTTGAACACCTCTTCGACGATCATTATCTTTGAATCGAATCGAATCGAAGCATTGGTGTTCTTCGTGATGACTTCGGTCGCCGTCTCTTTTCTGGCAGGCGTCGCGCCCCTGACAATCGCGGGAACGCCTAGCGCATTCTCCATGTTGGAGCGGAGGATAGCTTCCTCCTGGTAGCTGGATTGCGTCACGTCGGGCGTCGTAATCGCCCACGCCTCATCCGGTCTATCCATTGGGATGATGGCTCCGGGACGCGATACGAGGTCCGCTGGCTCAAGAGTCGAACTCCGCAGCACTCCCCACATGCGGTTCAGCGAGAATGCCACGTTGTCAACCCTCTGGTTTCGCAGGGTGTTCAACTCAGCCTGGAGGTGTTCAATTACCTGCACTGCCGACATGCCGTAGAACTGTCCCGGAAGCGGGTCGAACGACTTGACCGCGAAGGGTTTCTTCCCGTGCCGCCAGTAGGGGTTTGGGCCGTCATAAGCGACGGTTTTCCTGTCAATCACGATAGCGTGCCGGTTGTCCTCCCAGTAGTGGAGCACTTCGTGGTACGCCAACCTGTCCGCATGTTCATCCCCGAAGTCGGGGTCGGAGGTCGGCTGCATGTAGCCGATTGAACTCATTCGCTCTGATTGCGCCGACATGATGTCGCCGGAGACGCCGCGAAGCTCCTCCCAGTCGATGTTGTAAACCTTCCCGCCGCCTGCGTTTTCGAGGACAGCAAGCTCCCTCTCGATGTCTGGTTTCGTCTTATAGACGCGGTGCCACACATACCGGCAAGAATCAATGTCGTGCCCCATCGGGTCGGGCCAGAAGTCGAAGTAGTCGATGTGAACGATCTCGTTGTCATCCCACACAATCGCGTCTTCGACAACCTCTTGGAACTGTCCGTCCACCAACTGCTCGACCGGAACCATTGTCACGCCTGCGCCGTCGGGACTGAGTTGCCGTTCAACCACGGTGCGCTTGACCTGCTTCCTGCGCCTGACCTTCCGTGTCTCATACCGCCAGCCAACGCCGAACACTGCGGCAGGGAAGTTCAGCAGTGAGGTTATCCAGTTGTACCACTTCACCTGAATACCGTTCTTCTCTAGCTGCTCGTCCAGCAATGCGGCGGCGAGTTTGGCTTTCTTCGCGTCCATCTCGATTGACTGCAAGTCTTGCGTGTTCTGCGGACGCGGTTTGAAGTCGATATACGGGCGCGTGCCGAAAAACGCCTTGTACAGCCTTGCCCTGATAGTGTCGAGCATTTCATACGTTGCGGGAATGTGAAGGTTCGACCGCCCGGCCCTGTCCTCTCCTAGCTCTTCCACGTGCCCGACAAACAGCTTGTACCAGTCAAGCGCCTGTTCGTCATACTGCCTGCGGAAATCCTCGGACGCTTTGAAGAGGGACAACAGTTCGCTTAATCGCGCTTCCGGGTCGGCGTATTTCGGTTCATCCTCTTCTGCGCCATCGGGGGTGACGATGTATTCCTCTTCAGCCATCGGTTGCGGCAGCATAGGCATTCCTGGCATCCCCATGCCTGGTTGCCCCGTCATTGCCGCCATCAAACTAGGGTCAATTCCCAATCATCAGACACCCCCTTTCGTCTAGTATCCAGTCCATTTGTTGATAGGTCTGCTGGCCTGCTGCTGCCTGCGTCTGCGTCGATTCTTCTCCGCTTCGGATATAGGGGCAGAAGGGCGGGACATAAGGAAGTAGCGTAAGGCGTCAGCGCAGTGGTCTTCGCCATCGGAATCCACGTCTTCGGGATTCGACTTGTCCACCAGCAACGAAGGAATAGTGCGCCTTGAGTTGACGCACGCCTTGGTAAACAAAAGACGGGCCGTTGTCTGCCCGTCTGCGCCCTGATATGGTTTCAGCCATTCGTGCATCTTGCGCCAGCCGAGTTGTCGCGAGTTGTCTCCCGGTATCATCGGCACTCCGAGTTTCGCGAATGTCTCAATTGTGTCAATGCCTGTCGCGCTCTTCTTTTGTTTACAAGCCGGATCGCAGACCGTGTAGGCAATGACCTCATCCGAACCATCGGGCGCTTTGGAAAGTTCCTTGATCTTCTTGGCTTGCTCAGGGTCGGTCACTTGCGTTGGGTAGTATTCGCGGTAGACAATGGCCCTGCCATCGTTGTCAACCGCAATCCACAGACAGGCTGCGCGAGTTGCGTATCCTGAGTCATAGGCGCGATATATCTTCCACCCAGACGGCGGATACCAGTCCCTATCGAACGGGACGTGGATTCTCTCATCCCATTCCGAGAACGCGGCACCCTCGCCCACGGAGAATGCTTCTTCGGGCGTAGCGGGATACTCTGACCGGTATGCGTGAGGAAGCGCCTTCTTGGTGGCTTCATACCACTCGCTATCGCGTCTTGGGTCTGCATGCCACGGCACGAATATAGGGTGAAACCCGTTATCCCCTGTGACGGCTCCGTTCCACACTTCTTCATGGAAGGTGCCGCGCTTCGCCGTCGATAACCCAATAACCTTGCCGCCTGTCGGACGGTTGATGGTGGGGAACGCAGCAGTCCAGATGGCTTTCGCATATTCCTGCGCCGCCCACTCATCAAGGAGCAGGACCGATGCGGTGTATGAACGTGCGCTTTCAGGCCCGGCGGGATATGCCTGGAACCTCGAATCCTCGCCGTTGGGATGGTGAACCTTCACTTCCAGGGACGTGCTTTCCCACGTGACGCCTTTGTCGGATGGTTTGCCGTACGTGACCATCCACTGCGGCAGATGGCGCAGCATGAGCACAACCCTATCGACTAGTTCTTTTGCCTCCGACTCCGTGCGCGACACAGCCGCCGTTCGCAGGCCGGCGCGACACAGCATTCGCCACAAACAATAAGCCAGGCACAGCCATGTGAATCCTAGCTGCCTGGCTTTCAATATGACATTGAGTCGGTGCTCGTGTACTTCCTTCAGAACTCTCTCTTGCTCGGGCCACAAGGCGAATAGCATTGGTTCTCCCGTGTCTTCGTTGTGAATCTTCACAAACGCCTTGATAAACCCTGCGCAGTCTCGCCTTATTCCTGCCCATGCCTCCTGAATCATCTCAGTGTCGAGACTCAGAAGGCGCGGGTCATCTGTTTGTAGGGTCACGGCGACAAGGCTAGCCTCCTTCCATTGCTACGGCGAACATCATGCGACAGAAAGCGTGCTCCAGGTGGTCTTCCGATTTGTCGCCAGCCAGGTATGCGAATACGTGAATGAGCGCATGGTTCAGGTGACTGCGCGTGTCGATCTTGCGCCAGTTGCTCACACCGTACTTCGCTGCGCCTTTTCCGGCGATTGCGGCTAATTGGAACATGGCCGGCGCGTCTAGAAGGTCGAAACGATAGGGTGTTGTTGACTGTTTGCCGCCGTTCGCGTTGGTTTCTATTGGAGTGTCCGGACCGACGCCGGATATGTTAACCCCCGCCATCACAGAACCTCCGTTACAGCACGATCTTTGCTTCCTTCCTCTTCCCCGACAACTTCACAACGGTTGCGCCCTCCTCTTTCGGCGCATAGCCCCTTTCTCGCCCATAACTGCCCCACAGCATGTAGGAACCCGTGATTCCGGCGGCAATCCTGCGTTTTCGGAACTGCCCGCACGTCCAATCCGGCTCGAACGCCGCTAGTTTGGTGCCGGTTTTCGCATGGGCGTGGCCGACCACCACAACATCGGTGCCGTGCAGCCACTTCGGGATGCTTGACACGGCATTGAGCGCAGCGCCTTCGCTTCGCCCCGCTGCCCACCCGTGATGATAGAAAACGCCGTAGCAGAAGGGTTTTCCGTTGTTTTTGCGCTTCCCAAGCGTCACTCCGACCCAAATACCGCCGCGTTCATACGGAATCAGAGGCGCAATCCCTTTGAGTTCGAGGTTTGTTCGCATCACAAGTTGTTGAATCGGGTCAATTCCGGTCGCTTTGTCGCTTCGGATGGAGTGATTCGAGTTCGTAACGCCTAAAATGCGCCCCGCACGGCCCAAGGGTAGGAGGACCTCATTAAAAACCCACTCCTGCTCCGCTTCCGGCCCCATTTTCGTGCGATATGACGCTGATTTTGAGGTATGGAGGGCGTTTTCCAGCACGTCACCGCCGATGAAAGAGTAGAAATTGGGCGTTTCGAGGATGGTGTCGCGGGTTTCAATTAGTCCGTCGAGGTCGGAACACTCGTTGTCGGTATGCGCGTCATCCAAGAACGCGATTTGAGCGGTCAGAACCTCCGATCCGAGGTCGCGGCGGTTGAATGTCGGACAATCTATGGTGTATTCGGGGTCGTTTTGAGGACGTTTTCGCGCCATCTAACCACTCCCACGAGTTGTTTGTAATGGAGCTGCCGGCAGGAATTGCACCCACGACCTGCTGAGTACGAATCAGCCGCTCTGCTGACTGAGCTACGGCAGCATGGAGCCGGGAAGAGGATTCGAACCCCTGACGGGATGCTTACAAGGCACCCACTCTGCCAACTGAGTTATCCCGGCCAACTTCGACCAGCGTAGGGCGAGAACGGCTTCTCCCGCCCCGCCCAATGCTGGTGTCGCAGCCGCTCTTATTGTCAACGGGCATGGTATGTAGCGGCTTATCACCACCATGCCCTCCCGCCTGCGACGAGCGGGGAACTCACACGACTATGCAGGCAACGCGCCCGTATATCCTCGCATCTCGCGCGAGTGCGCGAGGCGCGACAACAGTGAATGAAGCGTCAAACCTGAATTCCCACGAGTTAACCCAACACGCTAACCCTAGCCGACGCGCCCTTGAATATACTTCGCCGCCCCATACAACGCGCTCAACATATCGGACACCCACATCAACCTCTCGATGATTCCCAGGGGCGGAGGGGTATCGGTTGGGTTTTCTGCCGGCACCACCCCATCGCGCAGCAGCGTGTCAATAGACACGAGCGGGAGTTGAAGGTCAATCGCTCTTTGGACTAGCTTGTCGGTCACTTGCAGTAGGGTGGGCATCTCCTCTACGATTTGCGTCATAATCTCACCTCCTTTCGCGTGAACTGGTTCCGGGGGATGGACTCGAACCATCACTGCCGCAACATCGTAGACTCAAAGCCACTTCCTAATAGCATTGTCTGTAACGCCATAGATTCTGCTTGTGCCCACATAGCCCAGCCTCTCGATCTGCTCTAGCAGCACATTTTTGGGTGGTCGTTCTACGACCCGTGTTTGCTTCCTATAGCACGAGAGGCACATTCCGGTCTTGCCACATCCCGTGATGGGTGTGCCGCACTCTGAGCAGACAGACTGTTTGCGCTGCCGGTTACGCCCAGCAAATGTCCCCGTTTGGCTGTTGCAGTTGGGGCAGAGCAACCGCAGGTTCTCTGGCCTGTGGTCATCATTGACACCGTTAATGTGGTCAAGGATCAGCACCAGTGGCTCCCCGTTCCACTCCGGGTTCATGCCGCAGATGGCACACTTCTCGGCGAGAAAGCCTGTTTTGAGTATCCTCTTCTTTAGGTAATACCGACTGTACGGAGAATGCTCCACCATTATGTCTTCGAGCGGAGCAGCCGCTTCTCGTCTGTAGGCGTGCGTCATCTGACGATGCTTGATATGAGAGTCGTCCACCCCTTCAGCGGCAATCCTTGCGTGAAGTGTTTTTGGATTTCCCCCGCGATTCTTTAGTCCAAAATGGGCCAATATCTCCGTGTACGAAGACGATCCCTTGACCAATTCTCGAAACACGTCAGATGGCATTAGCCAGATAGGACTTGTTTTCTTCCTCTGTCTCGGCATACCATCTCTCCAATTCTCAAGCGGTTGGCTGGGGCGGGAGGATTCGAACCTCCGAATACAAGATCCAAAGTCCCGTGCCTTACCGCTTGGCTACGCCCCAATAACAACTCTTTCGTCACGAACCCCGCTAGGTCGGGGTTATCACGAATTACCTGCACGATTCTCGTGTGCTACCCTTACACCACCCCGGATCAGGTCATTGTTTGGTTCTTGGCCACCATCCGTTATCTTTCAGGAACCCATACAACGCGAACGCCAACCTCTCGGTCAACTGCTCCGCCGTCGTATGGATCTCAGTGTCGCCGCCGCCTGGGTAACCGGTGACGTACAACAGCGCATGAACCACTTCGTGTATGAATACCAGCTCTTTTTGCTGGTCGCTTAGACTAGACAGCACGCGAATAGTGCTTTCGCAGTGAACCGATTCGCCGATAAGGTCGCCGTCGGCGAGTTTGGGCGTCGTCTCTTCGACTTTGTAAGTCAGTGGGCCGATCTTCAGCTTCGACGGCAGTTCGGTCATTCCGCAACCACCCAATCTTCAGCAGTCAACGACTCCAACATCGGAACCCAATTGTAGGTGAGCATGTAGTCGGTTTCGCGACTGATTAGCAGTCGGCCGTCCGCCCCTTGACACACCCGCCTTTTCTCGCCAACCCAGTCGGGATGTAGGCGAGTGATGAAGACTGTGCCGTCTTTCAGCTTCGCGACCGCCTCGGAGAATGTCATGGTTACCGGGGTCGCATCCGGTTCCTTCTCGGCGAACAGGCGAGTTTCTAAGTGGCCGCAGTGACCAGGGCTCTGGCTGAGTTCTTTCCTGAGTTCAATGTCGGCATCGAAGAAACCCTCCTTCCAGTCGCCGCGATAGACCAAAAAATCGCAGTCGTGTTTCTGCTGGATTACCACGGCCCGGTACTTCCTGACTAGCCTCGTCTCGCCCATTACTCCGAGTCCTCCTCGCCGTCCTCCTCTTCCCCGACGAACACGCAGTCGCTATCAATAATGTCTAACACTTCGTCAACCGCCGCGTCTACCACTCGGTCAAAGAAGTCGCCAAGATTGAAAGGAGGGCGCTTGTTCATCGCCAGCACCACGCCGACAAATGCGCCAATCAGCGCACCAATGAACGTCCCAAACGCAATCATCAATGCCGCACCCAACACAGAAACCTCCTTCTACGCCGCCCACTCCGGCGTGAAAATATCCAACATCCGCTGCCACCAGCGGCTCAGAGTTGTTAGAACGGTCCTAAGAACTTTCATCGCCCTTCCCTTTCCCGCCCTCGATGACGGTCAATGTCGGCCCAATGATGGCCGCGATATGGGCGGCATACTCCTCCAAGTCATCGCAACGTTTCTCTAGGTCGCGCACGGCGTCGATAAGGGCGTACATAGACCACTCGGTCTGAGTCTCTGCGGCGTCTTGACGCACCTTCTTGAGCTTTTCGTCGATAGGCATGTTACATATCCTCCTCTTTCGTATTAGTCAGCA